GATTATGACAGATTGACCTTTTCAGTCAGTCCCAAGCTGCCTTGTTCTGGTGAGCGATGGGAAGATGCCATCAACCCCACCATCGTGAAATCCTATGAGATGATAGGCATGACCTATCTCAAGTTCGTGGTGGCCACTAGACAGGACGTGGAGCACGCCCAACGAGCGGTAGAAGAGTTCCGGCATGCTGGGTTTGGTGGTCCTGTGTATCTCATGCCCGTGGGTGGGGTTCCACAGGTGTACAATCTCAACACCCAGGAAGTGGCTGGCTTGGCCATGAAGCATGGATGGCGCTATAGTCCACGACTGCAGGTAGACATATGGAGGAACGCATGGGGCACTTGAAAAATTCGATCACACAGTGGATCGCAGATTACGCGCGCGATGCAGGCATGACCAGCCTGGTGGTTGGTATATCAGGGGGTATCGATTCATCAGTGGTCAGCGCCCTGTGCGCCCATACAGGCCTGCGCACGATCGCTGTGAGCATGCCCATACGCCAGCGCCCAGAACTGCATGATCTCAGCATGAGGCACGGTCGGTGGTTGGAACAAAACTTTACCAACGCCGAGCATCGCACGATCGATCTCACTGGAACATTCGATGATTTCCATCGCACCATGACACTGCATGGCTTCACGAGCGACCTAGGTCTAGCCAACACCCGCAGCCGGCTGAGGATGGTCTGCCTTTATCAGATCGCGCAGAGCAGCCAAGGACTGGTAGTGGGCACGGGTAATCGCGTGGAAGACTTTGGTGTGGGATTCTACACCAAGTATGGTGATTGTGGTGTGGATATCTCGCCCATCGGAGATCTCGTCAAGACTGAAGTTTGGGCGTTGGGTAAAGAACTGGGTGTTCTAGAGGACATAGTGGCAGCACCACCCACTGACGGCCTGTGGGATGATGGCCGCACAGACCAAGATCAGCTGGGTGGACTGTCCTACGAGCGCCTGGAGCGTGCCATGAAGATAGATGAGACTGGAGCCATGCCCGCTAACGATCAGGAGGGCATGGATCTCTATCAGTATCGCAAGATCCGCTCTCGGAGCTTGCACAAGATGACCCCCATCCCGGTGTTCAAGAAAGGCGACCATGGGCTTGTTTGATCGTTTCAAGAAAAAATCTGCAAAACCTGCCGAGCACAAAGAAAAGCCCAAGAAGTCGGCCAAGGATCTAGCGACCGAGCGCGGAGAACCTTATATCGCCGTGCTGAGCATGGATGTCAATCCCGACAATCTCCATGAAGGTGCGTTTGAGCTTGATTGGAACTCGGTGTTCGTCACGCGCCTGGTCAAGGCCGGCTACATGCTGAAAAAAGAAGACACTGACGCAGAGATCGTGGATCGCTGGTTCCAAAATGTGTGCAGGAACGTGGTCATGGAGACCTGGGAACAGGAACAGGCCATGAACCCCACTCCACAACGGCACATCCAGAAACGAGACCTAGGCGATGGAAGGACAGAAGTATCATGATCACAGAACGCCAAAGAGAGATCATGGTCATCACCCAAGAAGAAGCGGCAGAAGTGATCCAGGAGATTTCCAAGATATTCCGCTTTGGTATAGACGACAGCCACAGAGATGGCATGACTCATCGCGAACGGCTGACTACAGAAGTGGGCGATCTCCTGGCCATGGTCGATCTCTTGGTTGACAGCCGTGTGCTAGACCCCTCGATGATCGAGATGGCCAAACAGGCCAAAACACACAAACTGCGCCAGTACAGCTCCATATACAAATGATATTCAATCACGTCAAGCGTCTCAAGAGCGAAGGCAAACGCATCGGCATCACCTTCAGTACCTTTGACATGCTGCATGCCGGGCACATCGCCATGCTGTCCGAAGCCAAGAATCATTGCGACTATCTCATAGCCGGGCTGCAGACCGATCCCACCATCGATCGGCCCGACACCAAGAACCGACCGGTGCAAAGCATAGTGGAACGGCAGATACAGCTGGCAGCCTGCCGCTATGTGGACGAAGTGGTGGTCTATGCTACCGAGCAAGACCTGCGCGATCTGCTGTTGATCCTACCCGTGGATGTGCGGGTGCTGGGCGTGGAATACCAAGACACCGATTTTTCTGGCCGGGAGGAATGCACCAAGCGCGGTATCGAGATCGTGTTCAACGGCCGAGACCACTCATTCTCTAGCTCTAGCCTGCGCAAAAGAGTGGCCGAGGCTCACACTCGACGAGCATGATCTACTTCAACGGCGACAGCAATGTGGCAGGCAGCGAACTGGCCGATCCCGACCAAGGCATGGCTGGCAGCCTGGCACGAAAGTTGGGCATGGCCTACGAGAATCATGCCTTTGGCGGCGCCAGCAACGATCGCATCTATGATACCACCATGCAGGCCTTGTTTGATCGGTCCACCAACAAACCACAACTGCGTGAGCGGCCCGATCTGGTAGTGATAGGTTGGACGCAGTTCAGCCGCATACAATGGTTCCTGGTGGACGAGTGGAACTCGGGAGAGTTCTGGGAAGTGAACAATCTCGGTGTGGGCATACCCATACCCCCGGAATACCAAGCCCGATACGAGTTTTGGAAAACAGACATCAGGCACGATGGAAACTGGGATGCGGTGCTGGGCAAGTACTGGCACAACAAGATTTTCAATCTGCATTGCCTGTTGGATTATTTCGCGATCCCGCATGTTTTTTTCAATGCGTTCCAGTGTTTCCTACGGCACGGGCTCACGCTCGACCAACAGGACTGGCAGGGGCGGTTCATGGCCCCTTATGATGACAGCCTTTGCTATGTGCCCTGGTGTTTCCGCCAAGGCTATCAAGAGATCACACCTGGCTGGAACCACTTCCGTGAGGATGCACAGGCCGCCTGGGCTGAGATCATGCACGATCACATACTGCAACACGGAATCTTATGATCCTCTATGTCAACGGCGACAGCCATACCGCCGCTGCTGAAGCTGTAAACCCACATGCTTTCGCCATGGATGATGGCGATCTCTTCTACATGGGCCGCGCACCGCACCCGGCCAACCTTGCCGTGAGCTGGGGCAAGACCTTGGCCGGCACGCTCAAGGCCACTTTCAAGTGCGATGCCGAGGCGGCCAGCAGCAATCGAAGGATCATGCGCACCACACAGGAATGGTTGGCCAACACGGGCTATGATCCACGGGAGATCTTTATGATCATCCAATGGTCTACCTGGGAGCGTGAGGAGTGGCTGATAGACGATGTCCACTACCAGATCAATGCGTCGGGCATAGACCATGTGCCAGCCAGCCACCAGGAGCAGTACAAACAGTTCGTGGCCAATGTTGATTGGAACCTGTGCACACGATCCTGGCACGACGAGATCTGGCAGCTGCATCTGGATCTCCTGAGTCGTGGCATTCGACATGTGTTTTTCAATGGCAACAATCATTTTGCCACCATACCAGAATCGGATCGAAAGGATTGGGGCCACCACTACATCGGTCCTTATGATCCTGCCCAGACATACGATCAGTGGCTGAAAAGCCACGGTCATCAAACAGTCGCGCCCGATTCATGGCATTTTGGACGGGCGGCCCATGCTGCCTGGGCCCGTTTCATGCTACAATACGTTATCAGCCATAAACTGCTAACATAATGAAATACGTGCTCATCGACACAGCCAACATGTTTTTCCGCGCGAGACATGTGGCTTTCCGCGCTGCCGATCTGGATGAAAAGGTAGGCTACGCCCTACACATCACCCTGGCAGCCGTGAACAAGGTCTGCCAGAGATTTGCCGCCGATCACGTGATCTTCGCCCTGGAGGGCCGTTCGTGGCGCAAGGATGTATACGCGCCCTACAAACGCAATCGCGCAGAAGCGCGGGCCGCGCTGACTGAAGCCGAACAAGAAGAAGATCGGGTTTTTTGGGAAACTTATGACGAGTTCACTAAATACTTGGCTGGACAGACCAACTGCTCAGTGATCAGGCACGAACGGGCCGAAGCAGATGATGTGATCGCCCGTTGGATCGCGCTACACCCCCAAGATCAGCACACCATCATTTCAAGCGACACGGACTTCGTGCAGCTGATCGCGACCAACGTAGATCAATACAACGGCATCACAGATGAACTGATAACCACCCGCGGTATATTTGATGCCAAAGGCCGCGAGGTCATAGACAAAAAGACCAAAGCTGCCAAGACCGTGCCCGATCCTGAATGGCTGCTGTTCGAAAAATGCATGCGAGGCGATACCAGCGACAATGTATTTTCGGCCTTCCCAGGTGTAAGGACCCGAGGCACTAAAAATAAAGTAGGTCTGCAGGAAGCATTCGCGGATCGCGCAGCCAAAGGCTATGCCTGGAACAATCTCATGTTGCAACGCTGGACCGATCACGAAGGTGTGGAACATCGCGTGTTGGATGATTACAATAGGAATCGTAGCCTGATCGATCTCCGCGCACAACCGGATGAGGTCAAGGCCTATGTGGATCGTGCCATCCGTGAGCAGATCAGTGATCGAGACATCGGCCAGGTCGGGGTGAGATTCATGAAGTTCTGTGGTCGATACCAGTTGAACCGCATCAGCGAACAGGCCGATCAGTTTGGCCGCTGGATGAACGCCACATACAAAGGAGTGTTAGATGCTACTGGCTAAACCCGTGATACCCAATCAATACTGGATCTTGAGAGACGACCATGGCAAGGTCGGCAACATCGAAGCCACGTCGGAAGGTGTGCAGATCAAGATCCGCAACCAAGTAGAGACG